CGTAGTCGACAGCGATATATCGGCGGTTGCGCTGCGCATAGTCCGCGGGAACGTCGCCGAGATCGTAGGTGTTCTCCTTGGCGTTCCACATGTCGTAGATCAGACCCTCGGCAGCTACCCACAGGCCCTCGATGTAACGGCGATGGAACACGCCGGTGTACATGCGCCGATAACGCTCCTTGGTGCGCTCGGACAGGGAAAGGTTGTCCTCCATGGTGAAGTGGAGGTACAGCAGCCGCTTTTCGACGTACTTGTTTATCCAGTTCTGCTTGAACCAGTGAAGCCGGGAGCCGCCGGGGTTGCAGTTGAACCAGACCTTGGAACCTTCCACCGAGCATCGGGCCGTGACCTGAGATACGAAGGATTCAGGCATCAGGGCAACTTCGTCCAGCAGGGCTCCGGCAAGGGTGATACCTTGGACGAGGTCTTGGCTGGATTCGTTGGTACCGCCGAACATGTAAAAGCTGTTCGAGCGACCGTCGCGGCTGACCAGCAGATAGTTGTCGCCGCGCTTATCTTCGACCTTGTACCCTCGTGTGGCCAGCATGCGCTTCAGGTCGTTTATTACGTTCCTGCGCAGGGAACCGATGGTCTTGCCGCACAAGCCGAAGTTGCAACCGTCAAACGTGGCCATTGCCCACATGACGAAAGAAAGGCTCATCGTCATGGACTTGCCTGATCTGATGGAGCCGTCGCAGATAATACCGTCGTAATCGTGGAATGGGCTGTTGGGCATCCACCACGAAAGGACGATCTTCTGCCTCTTGCTGAATGGCTTGAAGCGGAAACCGCCGTTCTTCTTAGAGGTCTTCGGGGATGTCTGCATCATCCAAAGTCACCTCCGCTGCCTGGGCGTTGAGCGCATCGAGGAATCCGTCGTCTGCATCAGCATCGGCAATGATCGTATATCCGGTCATTTCCATCAGCTTGTCCAACGTCTGAACCATCTTCATCAGGTCGGATTCAAAACGCACGGTTTTCTGCTTGGGGGATTTCTTCTTGGACTTTTCCTCGGAATCGTCATCAGCGCCTATAAACTCTGTGACGGATTGCTCCATGCGGTTGCCGGGGATGTCCGGGAACTTCTCTATGGTGCGGTGCAGCTTCTGAATCAGAAGGGTACGCGATCTGTCCAGAAGCTCTATATCCTTGGCACGCTGGGAGACGATTTTCTGTCGCGCTTTTGTCGCAGCTTTTTCGCCAACTTCTTTACGCTGTTCTGTCCAGCTTTCAGAGCGTGCCTTCTTTTCCAAGGTGCTGAATGGAACACCGTGTTTATCGGCCAGTTTGCGGTAGGATGTGCCACCCTGCAAATACTCAGCCTTGATCTTTTCCCAATCTACATGCGACACATCACCACCTCATTTATGTTTGATTGCCTTTTTCGCCAGTTGCAATAGGCTTGCCACGTCTTTCAGAGGCAAAAGCCAATTCCACATAGTGTGTAAATAAAAAACGCTGGAAGGGCCTTTCCAGCCCAACCAGCGAATATCCATTAAACATTCTTGTAGACTTTGGCTTTGTTGAAGCCTGTCACGCCTCGCGTCATCATATCAAGGAATTCTTCACGAGAGAAATCAGACAGCCGGAATACCTCTTCAGGGCGCATACCGAGCTGCTTTCCGATCTCGTTGATACTCTTGCCCTCCGACATGAGGCGTTTGACGATGGCTTTCATCGGCTCGAGGAGGTGTGTGCCTCGAGCGCGGTTGTGCGTGATGGTGCCGTAGACGTCATCGGCAGAATCCTTGTGGTCAACGATAACAACGGGAACTTTTCCTCCGAGCTTGGTTTTCAAGGGTTCGCGGCCTGCTACCGTCCACCGATGGAAGCCATCTATGATGGTGTAATCCGGGCGGACGACGATGGGCAGCGTCCAACCATTGGTCAGAATCGACTGAACGAGCAGCTGCAGGTTGTCTTCGCTGACCTTGTTGGGGTTGTAGTCATTTGCATGCAGCTTCTCGCGTTCAACCCAATGCAGGGAGCTAAGCGGTGCAAACAGATCTGTTTCAGACATTTTGCACAGCCCCCTCTCTTGCGGAAGCATCTGCCCGGGCGCTCTCGTTATAATTGCCAGCCATCAGGGCGCAGATGGACCGGAAGGTTCTGCGCTTGGGATCCCCGGTCAGCATCATTTCGTACAGACGTTTATAGACAACAGGAGACATCATGTAGTGAAACTTTACGATCATTCGCTGAACATCCCGTGCCAGAGTCAGAGCCCCGTGTGTGGTGAAGTGCTTCTCGGGTTCTTCAAAAATCATCTTCATCACCAAGGCTTCGTAATCCTTGGGCGTTTGATCACGCTCCAATTCTGTACGAGTGCGGGTCTGACGCCTGAACATTTCGCTGTCCCAATACAACATGACGAGATATGCGTTTGGCTCTCTGCGCTCGATCTGCTGCCAGAGAACCGGATCACTTTCAGCAATGTTTTTCAGGCCCTGCACAGCCTCGCTGCCGAAGTAGTTGCACATCCGCAGTTTGGGGCGAGGAAGGCCAAGTGCATACAGATCCATGTACGCCTCCGGGAAATCGAGGTTGTACTGTTTGATATACAGCCAAACATCGTCATCCTTCCAGTCATAAATGGGATACACTTTATAGCTGCCACCAACCTGTTTCCCGGTGTACATACCGGCGCGCGCCATGTACTTGTGCCGGTGATAGGATTCGCTGGCACGAACACCGACCATCTGAACCCCGTCTTGGAAAGCCAGGGTGCAAAATGTCTGGTAATTCATGCTGCCGGGATGGGATATAAGCGGATGCTGCATGATGGCGAAAGCAGGAGGCTTTCTGCACCAAACATCCTCTTTTCCCGGCTCCCATGTAATCCACGATTCGTCGTTCTGAAGATGCCGGAGGATCGTAACCTGTTTGAACGGCAGGCAATACCATCTGAATTCTGCGCCTACACCCGTGAAGCGTTTATACCAACGAAGTGTCATCTGTTCCATGCTGGGATACAGAGCTTCTTCGTCGATGAACGCTACAACGAGCTGCTTGGCTGAGATCTCACCGCGCAAGATCAGATCGTAGGTAATATGCGCCATGCACAAACTGTCTTTTCCGGCAGAAAAGCTCATGTAGACCTTGACGCCGTTGTCAAACACATTCTTGATGCGCGCGCGGGCTGCGGTTAAGACATCAATGCTGCTCTGCATTTCACGAATTGGCATGTGTATCGCCTCCTAAACAGGAATGCGCTCACCGCAATTCGGGCATAGCACATAGCGCGTGGATTGGGCTGGAATGGCAGTTTCCACCCGTTCCACAGGAAGATTATGCTCCATAATGGGTTCCTGCTGAATCGGCTGGAAAGTATCATTCCGCGGCTCAGGGAGCGTTGCCGGAGCAACAGGGGCCGATTCCTGAATCGGAATCTCTGCGTTGCGCTGCATGGCCTGACGGGACTGGGCATCGAAAGTGCCGTAGCTCTTGATGAGGTTGTCGATGTCAGATGTGCTGGCCGTAAGCGTTCGAATGAGATCTTCCTCATAACCGGGGATATCATAATCCTTGTCCAGCTCAGAGAGGATTTCATCGAATGCTTCAAGGTTGTCGGAGCCAAGGCTGAAGATGCGATTGTCCGTCAGCATCAACTTCTTTTTCTCGATCTCACTCAATCCCACGGCGATATAACAATCGGCCTCTGTTCTGCCCATCTGCAAGAGGGCTTCATAGAGACCGTTGCCGCAAAGCATGGTGAAATTTTCATCTACGACAATGGGCCTGATCTGGCCAAACATCGTGATCGAGCGGATGAATTCTTTGATCTGCTTATCGCCGTGAATGCGCACATTCTTTTTCGGACGATTCAGCTTTTCGATGGGAATGCGAGTAATTTTCATGCTCTGCTCACCTCACCTTCGATACCCTGCGTCCGCGCAAAGACAGACTCGAAGGATTCGTTGGGAGAGCAGGCTTCCCGTTTCATCCACGACAGGAACTTCACTGCGCCGTCCAGCTTAGCAGCGGCATCATATACAATGCCGCGGTCAATGTCGTAGATCTCGCCCCAGGTAATCATTCTATCAACTTTGCCACCGCGTTCCGCCCAGGTATGCGTACCATTCACCCAGCCGTCTTTCCAGCTGTAGATCGGCGGCAGTTCGATATGGTGATAGTGAATGTATGCGAGGATCAGCTCATGCGGCCAGTCTGCGAGGGGTGCATAGCGAACTTCGCCCGAACGCTTGCGGATATAGTGGTCTTTGCCGCAGACGTTTCCATCTGCGATCCTGTGCCCGGTAATGATCAGATCGGGGTGAAGACGACTGTTGGCTTCCTGATATCCTCTGATCTGAAGAATACGATGCCACAGCTGATCGTGTTTTGCGTCCGGGAATACCATCTCAGGATTTTCGACCAGCCAGTCGATATTGTAACCGAGATTGTTGACAGTACAGTTTTCCGGGAGATGCTCCATTGCCCAGCGTTCAAATGCAGGGTATTCAAGATTGGTACGAGTGAAAATACACTGGTTGACACCAGCCTCCCTGCATAGCTCTGAGAGTACCAAGGAGTCTTTACCGCCGCTCCATCCGTAAAACGCCCTTTTGTCGGACGATGCCTCTCGGATGTCTGCAATGGCTGTTGCAACTGCTTTATCAAGCTCTGCACGGGTCACGTAGTCTTCGATATGCTCAAAGACGTCAATCCAGTCGTGGTTGCTGCTACTCTGCTTGCGCTTCAGACGGAGAATCATCGGCTCACCGCCTTCCGCTTCTCAGTGGCATTCCAGACTATCGCAATGAGAATGGAGGCAATGACGATATAGATACGGATCGAACTCATGAGCGTCCATGCGCCCATAACGCCCAAGGGAATGAGGAGCTGCCACAATGCCACTGTTCCTGCGGACAGTACCACGCCGGCCTTATGGCCGACAGCGCAGAACAGACCGTACATAGACGAGGACAAAGTAGAGGACGCGATAAGGATGACCAGAATGGCTTTCAGGACATTCAGCATCGGAGAGAAGTGTACCCAAGACAATGCGAACACGAACAGAAGATAGAAACCGAACAGGAGACCGCCGCCGATGAAGCAGTGCTTCATGTTGACGCGCTTCACGTTATCGGTGTTGTCGGTGTTATACCTGATGTACTTCCAGAACACGGGATACATGAAAGGACCAGGAAGAAGCAGGATTGCTTTCTTGATGCCATCATGCAGTCCGGCGGCACTGTATCCGCTTTCGAGTGCATTGTACTGTCCACCGGAAGAAATAAATGCAACTATCGTTGTGACGAACAGAATCCCGTAAATGATGGACCATCCACCGTGATCTGTCAGAATGTTGCGAATAATACTGTCCTTCAGTAGAATCAGAATGAAGGCTACGGCTACTGTAATGGGGACAAGTTTGGTGACGATGGGGCTAACCGTACCGAGTCCAGCGAGGATCTCCTGCATGCCGTTCATCTGCACCCAAATCTGGAAAATGCACATGATTCCGAGGATGAACTTCATAACAGGGTGGTCCATGACGTCACCGAGCTTCGGGATTTTCAACGCGAAAATACCAAACACGATGCAGGCCAGCGTGTTGCCGAGCATCCACAGGAAGAACGGAACAATGCCGCTGTTCTGAGCGGTAGACATGCCGACGATCAGAGAGTTACCACCGGCCCAAGTAGCCGCGATAGACATAGCGTAATAGAGAGAGGGGTTAGCTTTGAAACTTTCTTTGATTCGGGTAAACACGAATATTCCTCCTTGTTTTATCGGTGATGGCGAACTTGGCGATGTTCGTCTTGTTCCTCTGTGCAAGGAGCAAACACAGAGCCGACTTTCCTCCTTCCTCTCGAATTGGCTATGATCAGGATTTCAGGCAAAAGAAAACACGCGCCGTATCTCAGGCGCGCGAATTCACGATAAGATTTTACCACGGGAAAAAGGAACCGTCAAGGAACCGAATCGGACGCGATTCGGAAGTTTGTCAAGGGTTTTCAGCCTTCCTCGATCATCGTCACCGCAACTTCCTTTGCTTTCCGAACCATGGCCGCAACCTGAATGGCTTCGGATGCAAGGCGGATAGCGGCTGCTTCGATCTCGTCCATGTTTGCTTTGGCACCGGTGGCGTCATCATCCTTCACAGTTTCCCACAGATCGCTGTTCAGGGATTGGATGATCTGAAGCTCGTCCCGGCATTCGTCGATTTCCTCCAGCATAACAGCGTAGCCCTCATGCAAGGAATGAAAATCTTCGTGGTTTTCCTTGGCATGCTGCAGCTCCATGGCGACGAGCCCGACAACATGCTCCTTTGCAATGTTCATATAGATACCATGCTCCTTTCTAAACTATGTATCTGCTCTCTGTGTCTCATGGAGATTTCAGTTTCGCCGCTTGCGAGGGATGAAAGGTATTCATTTACCCATGCATAATCATCAAAGTGATATCCACCGGCGTATCCGAAGGTCCAGAAATCAGCACCGCAAACAAACGCACCAGCAGGGATGCCGTTATATGAATGAGCAGTTGGGTCTTTCTGAATGATGGTGTATTCGTTCGACTCGGGATGTATGGCTATTATATGCTTTTCAGATATGCCACAAACAGTAAAATAATGCTGCCATTCGTTGATGACGATCTTATCGCCAATTTTGAGATTGAGGATGCTTTGACCTATGCTCATTACGATGTTTCCTCCCATTGGTTCAACTGGTCTTGGTAGTATTCGATCTGGCCTTCCAGATAATAGGTGAACTTGACCTCGCATTCTTCCTTGGCTTCTTCGAGGGTTTCAGCCGTGAGCCAATCATGCTCGATGTGAAGTTCGTCGGAAACGATGTACCAGTAGCCGGTATCGTCCTCGTCATGCCAGATACGAAGAATCTCGTGCCATTCATCGAATAGACGGGCATCCATGGCGAGATAGCCGTCCTGTTCGCGCCAGCGGCGATTGCAGTGGTCCATCTACTTCGGATCCTCCTTATCACTATCGGGCAATGTGGGCTGTTCATCCAACGCTTTCATCACCCGTTCCAGAAGCTCCGCTTCACAGCCGCCGCATTCATTGGCGTTGCGAAGGCTCAGCTGCCAATCAGCCAGAAAACGGCCAAAGGCGTCAGCGTCGATCTTTCTCATGTGGATTTCTCCTTTCGGTTCCGCCTCGAATTGATAATCAGAAACCGTATGAGGCAGTATTTCATGTCCTGCTCTGATTTTCCGCATGGGCGGTAGATGCAGTGTTTGCACTCGTCTGGCATGAGGAACCTCCTTCCTGAAGTCCGCGCCAGCACCACGAACAGGTAAGGCCAATCAGCTCGCAGTTGGGCTTCGGCCAATCGGTACGGTAGTGACCGCAGACAGCACAGGGATTGGGTACATCCCCACAGGCGATGGTCAGATCTGCCAACAGAGCGTCACGCTCGGCGCGGATACGCTCGCTGGCTTCTTTGGTTGCAAGGTATTCCTGCTGCTGTTCATAGCGGCCCTGTTTCACACCTTTGCGGAAGGCTCCCCGAATCAGATCTTCTGCAGCGGTGATCAGGCCGTCAATGTTGGTTTTCGGGGGAATCGCTGCCATTTTGCACCTCCTGTATTCCTCGCCACTCCCAATGGTTCTGGAAGTCGCAATCCTTGCAAGGGGTATTCTCCACCATGGGGCAGGTACCCCAATCCATGTCCATGCATGTGAATTTGAGATCAGAATACTCGTTGCCATCCTCGTCGATAGCCCCGATGTGCGTCTGAAACTCCGGACACTTTTCCTCCTGGCACTTATGAAAGTGAGCGCAGAGGATGCAGCCATCGTCGCATTTCTTGATTACGCTGTGCAGATCGGCAAGAACGGCCTCGTACTTCTTCTTCCATGCAGCTGCATCGGAATCATCGGTCAACACCCGGCAATCCGGGATGGATTCACCGCCAGCAGGATATGGTTTATTGAAATCGACGGTAATGCCGCCCTCGGGATGCTCGTGCCATGCCCTGGCATAGCGCAGCGCCTGATATGCGTTCCATGCGCGGTCGGCGGATTGGTTGTGACCGATGCCGTAGCTATGACCGGGGCCTGTCAGATCAGGGAAAGCGAACTGCCGGGCTTGAATCAGCAGATCTTCCATCATATCTCGCCGGGTGCAGAAATCGTCATGCTTGATACTCTGCATCATGGTTTCAAAGGCGATCTCTCTGAACTGGCCCATCATCACGCGAGAGTAGAACTCACAGGCCTTGGAAACGGTGAGCAGCTGCTCCGTGGTGAGGGTAAGGACGTATTTGTCATCCTTTTGCATCCACTTCGCCTCCGTTCTGCGCAACCCCGTCCGAGCAAAAATCCGTTCCTTTTACGCCAGCACCAGTACTGCTACAAATGGCATATCCATTCTCGTCAAATTCCCCGACATAGATACAGCTTTTGCAACGGACAATAGAAATGCCGTCAGGCAGCGGGTATGCCTTTATGCTTTCGCTGATACCATACAACGAATCTCTGATGCGAAATAAGTCCTCTGTACTTTTAATGATGTCACTTTCTGATCCACTGTTTCGAAACTCATTGAGAGCGTCGATAACAGAATCGATTGCATCAGCGGTATTTATAATCTTTTTAGCCCAAAGGAGATTCCTCATACTTTTTCCTTTCTCTTGACCGCACGGACTATTCCATGCGGTCAAAGGCAGCAATTGTGATTCGCAATGCGAGATACATAGCAATTACCGCGTCAACGACACTGGGCTGGCTGATGCCGTGGATTACGACTTCGGCGCGTTCCCAGATTGCCGACACCATTCCCAGCGTGACGAGGTAGAACAATACAAGCTGCAGCATCACGGCTTGTTGAGGAAGTAGACGACCCACTCGTAAATCTTGTAGATTGCCAGAGGATAGAGCAGGCAACACAGCACGAAACAGAACCATTTCAGGGCGGTTTCGCCTTTTGTGGGAACGTATTCAGGTTCGGGCAGCCCCTTCGGCTCCCAGGCTTCATAGCCGCCACCTTCTCGGCACTCAGGTTCGAGATTGATGCGGCAGCAACCGCCGCCGAGATCGTGTTTGCAGCCCTCGCAGGGAATATGTCCATTCATGCGTTTTTCCTCCTCGGTAGGTTTATCGTAGGTCCATGTAAAGGTGATATCCTGTACTGTCGGAATCTGAATATTCTTGATGGCCTCTGCAAAACTCATCAATCCAGCAGCAAACCCTTCAGCGAAATCATTCAGTGCCTTGTGGATGTCATCCGGAGCATTCGGTCTGAGTCCTTTTTTGAGATACAGCATTCGCATGGCTCGGCGGATCTGACGACTGCGGTTATTCACTGGATGCACCTCCTTCTTCTCTGAGGTATTGCCAGCTCTGCGGAGGGCGTTTCAATCCAAACTCGCTGATGTTGCGTACACGATGGCCTTTGGTGGAGCAGTAGTCGATCATGCTTGAAATGCACCAACCGTAAGCCACAGATTTTCCGCCGATATACTGATCTAGGTCGGCTATGGAAAGCATTGTCGCTTTGTACAATCCGCGGTCGCCTTCCTCGATCCAATCGCCGGCATCTTCCCAGTCTATCCAGTACTCGCAAGGGGATCCCGGTAATTCATCGTGCGGTTCACAATGCTTTTGGAACTTGAATACGTTATTGCAGATAAACTCTGCCTTGATTTTTCCGTCGGAGCCGCTCTCACAGCAGAGGACGCGGAACGGAGGTTCGGGAGTGGTTTTTCGGACCTCAATTGTTTTCTCGCCAGTTCGAATCGCTCCGAGAAAACATGGCTTAATTGTCGCAATGACTGTTTTCATTCAGCACCTCCCGCAATGGCGGTATCTGTCATTTTGCTGCTCCAGTACGATATGCCGGGTTCAACAAGTACGAATCCCTTGCTTTCAAGCACCTTTTTCTGCGGAGAGGTCAGTCGCTCATGCTCACCGAACCATCCGTAGCGGATGTCTTCGGGGACGTCTACTCCCCGAACCGGAGGTGTCCGATAGATTTTCACCCAGCCCTTGCGCTCCAGTTCTCGTTCGGAGGCTTGTAATACCCATACAGCAACTTCTGCATGATCGTACTGATTGCAGCCGTAGAATTTACCGTCAGGCGATATCCAGCCTGTAATACTGTCAGGAACAAGCAGGATATCTGCCCAAGGCAGACCGCTCCAATCGTCCGCCTCGATGATTTCATCATCAGGGCTTGGACGATAAGCGTGGTGTCCGCCCCTTCGGTTTACAAGCAAATTGCCAACGATCTTCCAGTATCCATTGTCATACTTGGTGCCGTCGCTGCGTTTTTCGTATTCGTGAAGGAACTTCATTTCAGCACCTCCCACGGAAACTGCTGTTTGAAGTCGCTGCCCATAAGTTCCTTTACGGACTCCTTCATGAATACAGGAATGGTCATCATTTCACAATGGTCCGCAATCTCGGTTATCCAAGAACGCTTCGGGATGATCTTGTTTTTGCAGTTGCCGGTTTCTGCTCCAATGATGACCCAGTCAGCCGGACAATGGGTGGAGAACGGAGTGATCAACCTATCGTGAATCGGTTCTACAGATACGAAAAGGTTCTTTACCGGGCAATCGTCGGCATGGTGGAAGGTCCACAGATCATCATCGGTAGTAGCAGAGTAACCGTACCAATGCTTCGAAGGCAGCATCCCTTTTTCTGACAGGGATATGTATCGCGCCGGGTTCTTCGTCAGGAAAAGGTATCTGTGCTGCGGTGCTTTATCACAGGCGTCGAACACAGCCTTGATCCATTCATCAGGTACCCATTCGCCGAACAGATCCGCCATGGAGCAGACAAAGATCGTGCGAGGCTGCGTCCATTCGGTGGGCTGATCGAGGCGATAGCGGTGCAGGGTTGGAGCGAAGGAAAACGGGTAAGGCGCTTTTCTGTTTGTCCCGTCCTTCTGCAAAAACAGCGGATAGTCTAACTCATAGAGCCGTTTTGCACCATCGAACGGATGGTACACTCTGTAATGATCCCACCCGTTGACCGGAGGTGTCGTGCCGCCAAACCGATTCGCGATGCCCCGTGCGTAGCAGTATTCGCATCCATGTAGGCACCCCGTAACCGGGTTCCAACTGGTATCGCACCAGTCGATTTTCGTGTTATAGCCCATTGCTATTCCTCGCTTTCTTTAGAGTCTTCGTGTTCTATGACATAGAACACCTTTCCGCAATCGCATTCGCTGGCGCCATCAGCACGGCGGCAGTAGATTTCTGCACCGCAGAACGGGCAGAACTCCGCACGGCTGGTGAAGCCCGCAGCATATCCATAATCGTTCATGTGGCCTCCTTGGGTGATTTGAGTAACGGCATCCAGTGGGTAATTCCCTGGTACCCTCTCCATTCGCTATCTACGAAACCAAGCGTATCCTTGTCATAGATATCAACCCACTCACCAAATTTGCTATTGAAGTCGATGTTTTCATCAAATTCAGCATCGCAGCAGTGGCCATCCTCGAACAAAACTAAGTATCTGCCGCTTGTTTTCGGCGGGTCATCCACGCTGATCCATTTGGGCGATGCGGATTCAACACCAGCCTTGAAGCCATTCACAAAGCCAGTTTCATATTCGAAATTGTTTTCCATCACACCACCTCATGTACGCCGCGCCATTGCCAGTTACAAAAAGTATGAACATCACAATCATCACACATATGCGATTCATTGCCTTTATACATACAAGTCGAGCACTTCAAATCATCGCAAACAGCCAGTCTGACATCCTCCACCGCCGCATCGCGTTCGCGCTCAAGCTGTTGGTATTTGGATTCAGACAGTGCCATCGTTGCCAGATCGTAGCCTCGCTCCCTCAAGAACGCTTGGAAATGCGCTCTGTCGTTGAGGTTGGCCTTTTGCAGTCTACCCAAGGCCCACTCATACATCGCATGAAGCACACGGAGCTGCCGCCGCTGATTGCAGATTGTTTTCTGCAGCTGCTTCTTATCTTCTTCGTGCTGCTGAATAAGAACGAGGACATCAGCTCTAGCCATCCCAGTGCAATTCCTTCCACGGTATTCGCGATAAGAACAATCTTCGCAATATCCGCACTCCAGCCCCTTCTTGATCTCTTCGGGCGTTCTGCCGTTGATCTTGGTGGTCATGCTTACACCTCCATCCACGTCTTGAAATCACTTACTTTCCGCAGCAGCGATGAAGCATCGCCATCAAAGCAAATTGCACGATCATCAATGTAAACGTGTGCTGGAGGTTTCTCTGAACAGACTTTATCAACCGTAATGCCATGTGTCTGAAGCCAATCTTTCACGGCTTTTGCGCCTTCAGGAGTAGCAGTACGAGTGGATACAATAGCCACTTCAAATCCAGCAATACGGATATCGCTAATAGCTTCCTTGATGCCAGGAACAGGCGGATCGGAAATCGTTGCGACTCCCTGCCATCCGCTGGTGTAGGAGTGAATCACTCCATCAAAATCAAGAACGACTGTCTTTTTCATCGTTACACCTCATTTCGCGTCCGCACATCGGACAGAATCGGTTTGTCAGCTGAACATAGTTCCTGCCGCTCTTGCTGACGTATTCATCCCAAGCAGCTGCTGCCGGGGTAAGGGGTGCCAGAATCGGCTGGGCTGCTTGCTGGACTTCGATAAACAAGGGGACGTTGCAGAAGCTGCAACCTTCAGAGCGTTTTTCCATATCTGCCTCCGATCACAGATCAAATATGTCGATTTGCCCGTATGTGGGCAGTTTCTTATCCTTGACCACGCCCAGAGCATCCACTGAGCGGTAAGGGTATAAGGGGCATTCTTTCAGCAGACACCTTTCAACCTCGCGCCGGGAATTGCCGGAGCAGTCCAGGCACTTGGCCCGGATGGCAACCAGAAGGGTGCTTGCTGCAGGTTCGCCAGCTTTCATAGGCTGCACCTCAATCCTTGGGCTTCAGGGGATGAAATGGGTCGTCGGCATCGAATTCCAAGCCGAAGCGTTCATAAACCGCCATGACGGCATCGGCGCTGCAGAGGAAATTGGTCATGTACTCGTTTATCTTGTCCATGAGATTGCAGAGCCTTTTGCCTCCGAATCCGTGCAGATCATTGAGGGCAAGCATCATTGCGCTGGTGTGCATGGTCCCGAGATTTCTGGACACAACACCGCAGCCCTCGTCATATCCTTTCTGGTATTCCTTTTCCAGATCGGCCGGGGTAATACCGTTACGGGAAAAGTTGTTCACAACCTTGGTCTTGGCTTTGAAATACTCCTCCGGCATAAACGCACGGTAAAATGCTTCCTTCTCCTGAAGGTTTTCTTTCGGAGCTTCTTTCCGGGCAGCTTGGCGCCGCTTTGCTCTGCTGCTCATAAATCAGCCTCCTCTCTAGCCCAACCGCTGCGCCATGCATCATAGACGCCGCCGGACTTCGGCTTGGGCTTGGGCTTCGGCAGACTCGTTACATGGTGGGATTCATGGACGATCTGGTTGTACTCGTCCACGGTGAGACCGTACTCCTTGGCGATCCTCGCCGCGATATGCGGATGGGTGCAGGGCCATTCTCCGGATTCAAGGGCATCCAGCAGCCCCCACGAACAATCGACGCGCTTTGCCATCTCTATCAAGGAACATTCCTGCGCCTCGCGCTTTTCGATCATGAAAGTCTTTTTATTCATAGCAATTCTCCAAAGTCGAACATCAGCTGGCCAGCGTTCTTTTTCTTGGTGCTGATGACGAAGGTCGGTTCTTCAGCGGGTGGATCGGGCTCTGTGGGCTGTTGCAATGGGGTTTCCGGCGGCTCCGATGGGGAATCCATAGTGGAATCTGGTTCTGAAGGAATCGGCTTGGAAGGGGCCTCAAACTGGCCGAATATGAT